TAGATTTGGAAGGATCTGAAAAAAGTTCTGCACAGGCTAGTATGGTTTGGAGCGGCATTAAAGGTATTTGGGGTACTCTAAAGAAAACTCCGTTCATACAGACCTTTGTGAATTTAAGCGAAGGATTATATAAATTAACTACTGGTGATTTTCGTGGTGGGTTTGAACAATTGAACGGTGTTCCGGTTATCGGAACTATCATTACACCCTTTATGGCGTTCTTTGATAATATAGAACACACAAGCGAAGGTGGATTGAGTTTCAACTTTAAAGGTTTTATGAAGGATTTCAAACGCAGAACACTTCGTGGGTTATTATCATGGTTCCCGTCAGTATTTGGATTTAGATCTAAATTAGCCGATATGATGGGAATGGGTGATGAATTTCGACAAGATGAATATGACTCGTTAGAATCATCCGATGTAACTAATGCTGAAAATAATGTAAAGAAAATGATAGGCTCTTCGCCACACTCTCAAGATCGAGAAAGTAGTATATCAAAAAACATAGAAGAACTGAATAAAAAATTAGAAAATTCTAAAAAACAACTTGAAAATGAAAAGCTTAAAAATTCCGAAATAAGTAGTCTAAAGGCTGTGTGGGATGGTGAATATTTCGCAAACAAAGAGGGTAGTATGGAACAGGATGTTTCATACTATGCATCGCAACTTAATAAAGAAAGGGGATTATTGGAATTAGAAAAAAGTAAAAAGCGTGTAAAAGCCGATGACTTATTCTTACCATCGAAGAGTGTTTATAATCCGTCAAACAATACCCAATATGATTTGGCACCCGATGATAATGTGTTGGCTTACAAATCTGGTGGTATGTTGGATACAATGTTAGGTGAGATGAAGAATGCAATTCTAACCATGAGTAATACCATTGTTGGTATGCAAAAATCTGATAATTCTCAAGGTTCCAACGTGAACGTGAATAATGTATCAAACGTAAGCAATGCATCAGGTGGTGATAGTTCCATGAGTGGTAAACGCGATCCTATATTCGATTCTCGAACAAATTATTGGAGAAAATATCCCAATGAGAGAAGTTTTGCTTAATTATTTATATGCCTGATGTTTCTGATAATACAACCACCAATCAAGGGGGGAGTTCTATGATAACAGAATCCGAGACTTTGAACCAAGCCAATGATCACACTCGGGGGGGAGGGTTGTATAATATAGTTGATAAAGAAGTTGTTATAAAACTATTCGGTCAAACTGTAAAGTTTACATATCCTTATGCAAAGCATAAAGGAGATGGTATTATAAATCTACATAGCCAATTTCCGTGGTGTAATTCATCTATGGATAAATCGGAGGTTCCTGCCATATGCGCCCAAGAATTTGAATTGACATGGGGACAAACCGTGACAAATTTACAAAGGTTATTGGAGGGTGTCGATGAATATAGTGGATCTAAATCTTTAGATACTTATCTAACAATGTATTCAGGAAAACCAACAGGATTTACATATTATTTTCCACATTTATTAAGGGGTGGAAGCAGTCTACGAGAAATTTCTAATACTTGGTCAGCGGGAAATGATTTTAATCTAACTGGTTCGATGTTGAAAGGGTTGAAGGGTAGATTTGAGTCGATTTCAGGACTTGTTGATTTGGGCGAAGAAATCGCTGGTGGAATTCTCCCCGGTTTTGGTTTCGAAGATACTCAAAAATATGGGGGAACCGCTCCTAAAACCGTAACAGTTTCTTTCCCGTTATATAACACCGTCGATACCAAGTCAGCATTTAAGAATTATTGTTTTTGTCTATTGTTCGCGTTTCAAAATCTAAAAACTCGAACAACTATGATGACTTATATTCCACCTAAGTTATATAAAATTTACAATGCTGGATATAATGGTGGAATTTATATGCCTTCTGCTACTGTTTCTAAATTTTCGGTTGAAGGTATCGGAACAACCCGAGTATTAGATGATCAGTTAAAGGATGGGTTAACTAACTCAAGAATATTAATACCTGAGGCTTTTAAGGTTACCATAGAATTTCAAGAAATATTATCTCAAAGTTCTAATATTATGTTGGGGTCAATGGGTGGTCAACAAGTTGAGGTTATTAATGATAAGGGAGTAGATAAAATTATGGATGTTGCTTCTAATATTACCAGTGGTGTAGCAGATGGTGTAGCAGCTATTTCTAATAAATTAGGAATAACACCTCCCGAACCTACGGTGTCTACCGATACTAAACAATTATATAAATAATATGAACAACCCAATTTCAAACCCTAATAAAATGTCATCATATCGCTTTGAGAATTTCTTTAAAGTTTTTACAGACAATGATTACGACTGGTCATTTTATAATATATTGAAAAATATATCGATATTTCCAGCCGATGACCCTTCGGTCGAAGATGATTATATTATTCGTCCGGGTGATACGTGGGTTTATATTTCATATAAATATTACAATACGATGGATTTATATTGGTTGGTGATGGAATATAACAATATTAGAAATCCCACGAAATTCCCAGAAGTAGGCACAAAAATCAAACTTCTTAATGCTTCGTATGTTTATCCGGTTCTAACAGAACTAAAGAAACAGATTGATAGATAAGTAGTTAAGTGGCAAGAAAACAGAAACCCATTCCAGTAGTTGATGATGATATTCTAATCAACGGCCAATTCTATAAAGGTAACGAGCAGTTATTAAATAAGAACGCAAAAATAGGGTTCACTCCAGAGATGTTGGAGGAACTAAAATCTTGCACGAAGAACGTTTTATTCTTTGCAGAAAGACATTTTAATATCATCACCGAGGATGGTCGAGAGGTTATTAAACTTAGACCGTTCCAGAAAAAAATTCTCAAGAATCTTAAGAATTTTAAAAGACATGTGTTGTGTTGTACTAGACAGGCAGGTAAAACCACAATTGTTTCTGTATATGCTCTATGGAAAGCATGTTTCTTTGATCATCAAAGGATTGCTATTCTTGCAAATAAAGGGGAAACTGCCGAACAAATTTTCGAACGAGTTAGAATGGCCTTCGAGAATTTACCAATGTATCTCAAACCAGCCGTAAAATCTTGGAGAAAAAATGGTTTCGATCTAACTAATGGTTCGAGTATCATCATTAGTTCAGCATCTTCTTCTTCTATTCGTGGTAGATCGATTAATTGTGTGTCCGGTGATAGTATAGTAACAATGAGAAATAAATTAACAGGAGAAATTTTCAAAATTCCTATGAAAAATATCCCAGAAAAAATCGGTGGGATAAAATATTCGGATACCGAATTTATTTTAGATGATTAGCTGTATGTCGAATCGTCAAGAATTACCTATTGGTTGGATGAAAAGAACCGATCATACAAAAACAAAAAAATGATATGGCAGATGTAACAAATTACAAAATATTTAAAAATGATGACTTCGAAATCTTAACCAAAGATGGATTTCAGGATTTTAAAGGATTAATTGTTGGGAAAAATATAAATAAACTATTATTAACATTTTCGAACGGCAAATCATTATTATGCACTCATCATCATAAAATTATGATAGATGATTTAAACTTTATTTATGCACATGATATGGTGGTCGGTGATCACATTTTCGGTGGACATATATTGATATCTTCCGAAAATGTTGAGAACGATGAGCCTGTATACGAATTTCTAGAAATTGAAAATAATCACACTTATTATGCCAATGATATATTATCCAACCAATGTCTGATCATTGATGAAGCTGCACATATTCCAAATGATTTGATGAAAGAAATTTGGAAATCTGTCATTCCTACCATCTCGGCCAATAAAAATGGAGAAATTATAACCATCTCAACTCCTAACGGTGCCGATAAAGATAATAAATTCTATCAATTATATCTAGAAGCTCAAAAAGAAAATAGTATATGGGCACTAATGTTGGTAAATTGGTGGGAAATTGAGGGTAGAGATGAAGAATGGAAAAAACAGGAAATCGAAACCATTGGATCTTTACATGACTTTTTACAAGAATATGAAAATTGTGTAAGTGGTGAAAGTATTCTAGATTTGATAAGTATTGATAACGAATACACCAAAAAATCAATTGAACAACTCTATATCGATATGTAAACTCGATAAAGGACTTTATAGTTCCGTCCCAATCAAACGAGAAAACGCAAACACCAAAAGGAGAGAAACCAATTTTAAATTGTATGGGAATTTTTCACCAAATACTTTTGGGGTATTATCCCGATGGTTATTGTCATGAGACCAATACTATCTACGAACTATATAAAAGATATGATAAACAGAAGAATTCTGATAATAGACAATCTGAAATTGTCGAAAACTCGGGTGTAATTTTGTAATCATATGGGATATTAAAAAATGAAAAAAAACAATAAAGGTTATAAAATTTTAACACCATCTGGATATCAATCTTTTGATGGTATACGAAAAATAAAAAAGAAAGTATATAAAGTCGAAACCGAGACTAAAATTATTCGGGTTACTCTGGATCATCCATTTCAAGTGGATGGTAAAGTTGTTTTAACCAGAGATTTATCTCTATGGGATATGTTAGAAACTAAAGCGGGTAAGGAGATGGTTTTAGATATAAGCCCAGATGGTGAAGAATGGGTTTTTGATCTAATAAATGTAAAAAATGGAAGTATTTATTATGCAAATGACATATTGGTTCATAACTGTTTCCACCCTCCCGGTAAATCTGTCATTGATCCTGCCTTATTGGAAAAGCTAAAATCTCAATGCAATGAACCAATTTTGGTTACTGATGATGGTGCATACAAAATATATACACTACCGAAACCCACAAGTTTTTATGTGATAGGCGTTGATGTAGGTGAAGGTATCGGTCGAACAAATAGTGTTGCTCAAATATTAGATATATCTGATTTAAGAAATATTGAGCAGGTTGCTGTTTATGCGCGGAACGATATGAGTCCCTATGTGTTTGGAACCCGTTTAATGGGCATTCTGAACGATTGGGGACGACCTCCGATAGCAATTGAAACAAATAATTACGGTCAACAAATATTGGATGTGTTGAATAATACACACAATTACGAATCGTTGGTGACTTATAGACCGGATGGTCAATCTTCGCACTACAATCGCGAAGGTCGATTGGGAATCTATAGTCATACAAATACCAAATATAAAGGTTTGACGAATTTCCGATATTGGATCGATAGTATAAAGGCCGTTAAGTTCAACGACTTGGATACTCTTATCGAAATTTCCGAATTTATCCAATTACCAAATTACACATTTGGTAAAAAGAATGATTCTGATAGAGATGATCGCGTATTTGGATTAGTTTGGGCATTGTTTATGTTAGAACCATCATTAACCAGAATGTTTTTCAACATAGTTGAAACCGATGAACAAGGAAGACCCTTGATTATTACACCATTCATCGACAATTCTGATCTAATTAAGAAAAGTCCAATATTTAGTGGTGATGTTAATGTTTATAAAAAAGAAGAAAGTGTGTTTAATCCGTTAGCATTTATGCCAACCGCCCCAGATAAAGATTCTACATTAGCAGATGAGGAAAGTATGTTAGGAGGTTGGTTGCTTAAATGGGAACCCACCGATAAACCGTTGAACGAGTATAAACAATACAATCCAGAAATTATATGGAAATCTGATGATGTTATAAAACAAGAGGAAAGATTAATCGACGAAGATAATTCTAATAGACCAATTTTTCTATTCTAACTAATTATTTCTATGAATCAAGCAATCCTAAACAAACAACGCCATGATAAATTCATTATGGTTTTGAGTATTCCACCGATCATGCGAGATATAATTGATGTGGTGTCAGATGATAAATTTGACCCGGATTCTTTACAATTTTCGTGCTATGGTTCCCCGGTCCCTAATGTAAGTATTCCATCTATCGATGTTCCTTATGGCGGTCAGGTGATAAAAATATCTAGCAATTCTCGACCAGTTTTTCCATCATTTGTATTAACATTTGTCATCGATAATGGTTGGAGAAATTACTGGATTCTATTATCGTGGTTAAACTTGTTCAACGATCAAAAAGATGGTTCGACTAGCTATAACCATGGAAATAGATCCGAATCAGAACCTTATGCAGCAGATAAAAATAATATACCTTTCCGCGATATGGTATCATCCTTTAAGACCTATGCAATCGATGAGTATAATAAAAAAATTATGGGGTTTGATTTTACCAATGTTTTCCCAACAGAAATAAGCGAAATTGGGTTTTCCCATCAAGACCCATCTGAAATTATTTGTAAGGCATCATTTGCCTTTAACCAACTTCATCCTAAGTTAATTAGAGATATTGATAAGAACAATTGTTAATTTATGAGTAATATAGAAGACATCGTAAATTCTCAGAAAGATGAGAGTAAATTACATTCGATTGATGATCAGGTTTATTATTTCGAAGTGTGGATATATAATCAAATAGTTGGGCAAGATCCTTTTCAGGTTCCGTATCTCTTTATCGATTCCTTATCTATAGAAGAATCTATAGAAGATTTCAACACCAGTGGATGGATCGTTCTTAATAATGATTATGAGATTCTTGAAAGGTTTTTTCCTAACACGTCTAAGGCACCATTTATATTTAGGACCGATGGTCGGAACAAAATTCGATTGCAAATATACCCAGTATTCGAAACATCTCAAGATTTTCTAATATTAGATGATTCTAATAAAGAAGCCGATAAAGAACTTAGAAAAAAATGGGAGATCGATTTAGACTGTGTGGTTTATGATGTGGAAGATATTGATGTTCCAAATGCCAAAAATAAGAAAAAGAAATTTTATTTTCATGATGAACGTTATCAAATATTCTCAGAAAAGAATATAGAATGGAGCACTGCCGTAGAAGGAAAATCTCACCAATTCGAAGGAACTGCTCCTTACATAAATACGGCAATTTTACCAGATCATCAAAGATGTTGTAGGGCTAATTATGCACTACGATCCATCATAGAAGAAGCAGGTATTTCTCCGGATAGTAAATCATTGTTAAAGGTAGGTGGCGGAACGATTGATGACCCATCATACACTATACAAGGCGACAGGACAATTTGGGATATAGGAACAGAAGATAATAACATTTTTTACACTTCACCCGCCTATAATACGGTTCTTGATGATATTGATTATGTTTTAAAATATTGCGGAACCAAAGAAAGAGGACCATCATTTCTTAGTCTAACCCGTTGGGCTGGTGAAGGAGCAAAGGTTTTTGAATTAAAAAGTTTAAAAAGTTATTTTGATGATGCCAAGACAGAACAAGTCGAACATTTAATTATTGAAGATGGTGTTCTAGAGGTTGGTGGAGATATAAAAAATGGTTATGTATCAACCATGAAACCTTATTTTCCTAAAGCACCTAATGACGTTAGTAATAATGTTCAGAACTTTACATCTGGTAAGGCTTCTAGAATCCATTCTTATAGATTTTCTCCTATGGTAGCTTCTGATGATTCTCGTATATGCACAACACCATTACATAATTTCGATTTCTCCAAAGGATCTTTTAATATTATGTTCAATGGTAACAAAATCGATGACGTTCATATATCTATGACCGATTATGCCAAAGATGGTTTACATTCGTTTGTAGAATCTTCCAATAAGGCGCACATCTTGATGAATATCAATCAGACTAAAAAGAAAGGTATAATGATTAATAACCATTTTGAACCTTTGCAATTTATGCCTAAATTTTTACCACAGACTAATATGATTCGTGATTTGTTATTTTTAAATGAATGTATATGTTTTACCGTCACCGGATTGACTATTAGATCTCCGGGAAGATTTTTGTTTATTGATAAATTAACCAGTAATGGTGACCCAGATCCACACGCCGATAGATTTTTAGGTCAGTGGTTTATCATTCGTGTGGTTCACTTGTTCCAACAAGGTAGATATATTTCAGAAGTCGTTGCAACAAAAGTAGATACGTTCAAAAAAATTTGGGATATGGAAGACGCAAAATATTAATGAATACACAATTTTTAAATTCATTTTCCAAAGGTTCTAAGAACTATACAGGAGATTATCCTATATATTTAGACGGGTCTATTAATTGTGTTAATGAATCTTCGTTGGTAAGCAATATATATCCTAGCGAAAAATTCACATGCGAATCTATAGGGTATTCATCTACACCATTTGGAGCATGTCCAAATGGTTCAAACAGTGTAACATATACAGATGCCGTTGGAAATCAACATATATGTTATACAAATTGCATTGTTCCTTTCGAATTTGATGGTCCTGTATATGATGTCGATTATGATAACGTTAGAAATCGAGTATGGGTTGTTGGGGAATTTTCCGAAAAAATTAAAAAGTTAGATGTTGATTTACAAGATGATACATCATTTGACCCACAACTAGCACCCACAACTAATTTTGATCAGGTGTATAGTTTGCGTTTAACTGGTGGGTGTTTTGTAGGGTCTTTTTCTAAGATTATTCCACATGTTGGAGCAACCAATGCAAGAGGGTTTCGTTATAAGTCCGATGGAGAATTTATAGATACTTTCGCAATAACTGATACACATCATGATGGTAATAGATTTAACTTTATTGTTTTAGAAAATCTTGATGTAATACATATTGGAACATATGTAAATTTTAACAGTTATAATTTGTCATCTGGTAGTAGAATTTTTACACAGAGTATGCCCGTAAACTGTCATGGTGTATTGACAAACTTCGACAGAGATAAGGTCGTATTAACAACTAGACCCACTGTTAGTGGTCCTAAAACAAACCCACTAAACCCAAGATCCTTAAAATATTTAGACGGGACATCTTTACTATTAGAACCATCGTTTACTTCTAATGGTGGAACGGGGTTGGGGGCGTCTACATTTGCAGGTCTTAACGAGTCTAATGCTAAGATAGGAACAAACCCACTGAACTCTTATATATATGTAAGCACAAATGATAATGCTAGTTGGGGTGGGACAGACTATTCTTGGAATGGTGGGTCAGCAACAAAACATACGTTTATAGCCAAGATAGGGATAGACGGTATAGAAGCTTCTGATTGGAACACTTCTGGAAATGATAGTCTTGGATATTACTATAATTGGAGTGTATTTACGGTTGATTCCAATGATAGAGTATATGTGGGAGGCTCTATAGCCGCCATCAGGGGCGTTTCTGTAGATGCTGGCAGGTTATACCGCTTACTAGAAAATGGTGATTACGACACATCCTTTTCCCACACTTTTAATGGTATGGTGAGGGGTGCATTATGGTGCGAGATTGATAATTCTCTACTTGTATGGGGGGATTTTACCGAAGTTGATGGTGATGATACGAAAAAATATCTAACAAAAATAGCTTTATGATAAGCCGAAACGATCTTAAAAAAAGAATACAGCAACACGCGAAGATAAGAGACTTGGCAACATCTAACAAGTCTATGCCGTCTATGTCCCAAATGGTCCAAAATGTTGGCCATAGTGTGGTTAAAAATGTTCGAAGTGTTGCTTCTGGAAATGCACTAAAAATATCCGAAGAGGACAAAAACTCTAGATTGGATATTTGTAAATCGTGTGAGTTCTTTGAATCTGTTAAACAACGGTGTCTCAAATGTGGGTGTTTTTTATCTGTAAAAACATATTTAAAGGCCGAAAAATGTCCAATTAATAAATGGTAATCAATAAGTTGAATCGCTCTTAAACCATTCTTCTATAATGGTTTTTGCATATCGCAATGGTTCAATTTTTAGATCTTCGTCGTCAAAGGTGGGCCAATTTATGCATAAATTGGCACGTTCTTTAATTCTTTTATTATTTTCTCTCTCGTAAACGTTGGCCGGAAGTATACCGTCTCTTTCTAAATAAACCAAAAAACCTTTAACTTCATCGGTGATCCAACTTAATTCATCTTTTTCATATTCATCATATCTAATATCTGGAACAATATCTATGTTTCCAGAAGGTTCGAACATATCAATAAAATATCGACCGCCTGTAACTTTTCTCTGAATCCTACCATACTCAACCATAATTGGCCGTATAAGAGTTTTTTCTTCATCTGTGGGGGTATGAACGTTTATTCCGAATTTAGACTCTACAAGTTCTTCTAGATCTTTCCTAACTCGATCCCCGGCAATTGATCTACGAACGGCCTTTAGATGGAATAGTCTATAAAAACATTCGATCATTGCGGTGCATAAAACATCTTTACCAACAAGACCATTTCCAGAAATTCCAATAACAAGTTTTGATTTTTGAGTCATATATGTAAGTATTTTAACATAGATGACCGATAATACAACTAATAATTCAACAGAAAGTTTGGAAAAACAAACTCTTTTACATGGATCAAAACCTTTAAATGTACTTATACAAACCTACGGGAATGATGAGGCCGAGTATAGAAAATATCTTCATATTCTTATAGATGGTGTTGATGCTGTCGGTCAATCGTACCCATACACCAATGAGGCTGGTCAATCAAACTCATATCCTGTCACAAATATTGAGTTCCAAAAAATACACCAACACGCACAATCAAAACAATATTCTGCATTCAAAACAATGACTCCTGCCGGAAAAGCGGGAGCGTTTGAACCGTATGGGACCGAAGGTGTTGTTTGTGCATTAAACCACCAAAGGTTGAGCAGTAGTCCGATAACGGGGCCTAAAAAAAACACACCATCGTTGTCAGAATTTTCATTAAATCGAATCCACCCCTTCTTTTCGGATGAAATTGATCGATATTGCACAGCAATTAAGGCTGGTGCATATCTTGCTCTACCAGCTATGGCATTTGGATCTTTACAGAGGGTTGTATCTGCACTGAGTGGTTTGGCTAGTTCGATCCAAAAGATAATGTTTAGCATATATAAGGGTGCTATAAAGGCAATCCAAGAATTTTATGCTTACGTAAATGGTGTAATTGTAAAGATGCAAAAAATGATGTTCAGTGTAATCGAACAGATCATACCATTAGATTTGATGTGTCTTATATTAGAGGCAATTCAGGTTATTGCAGATGATATAAGTTTTTTCAGCGCAATTTTTGGCCAAACAGGCCCAATTAATCAATATATTAATACGTTCCAAAACTATACTAATCGAGCCTCAACATTAGCAGGGAATCCTTTTACCACACTATCGGCATATCTACCACCCGATATTAAAAATGCTATAGATATGGTTGATCAAATTGGTTCTGATCCAAATGGGTTTTTAACCGATCAACTTACAAATTATGGATATGCTTGGGCTGTAAATGCTGTACAAGGTGATATAGCCGGGGCATTGGTTAATAAATATGGTGCTCAATATGCAGCAATTGGACCTGTTGGTAGAATATTAAATGCATCTGAAAATTATTCTAGAAACTTGGGATTTTACCCGAAGACTCCTGCGGTTATTGGTCCTAATATAACGACATCGCGTGGGGTTCCTTTAGATGGTAACTATAATACCAAAAATTCGCCGAAAGTGACAAATGAAAATATAGGAATTAAACCAAAATGAAAAAATTATACGGAAACCATTTAGGGATTGTTGTTAGTGATGCGAGTCAAGATCCTGAAAATCGAGGAAGATGTCAGGTTTTTATACCACACATATCAAATACTCTTTATAAGAACTGGAATGAAAAAATGGAAGATATTGATTTTACACATGTTGATAAAATACCAAAAGACGTTTTAAAAAGACTCAAGCAGGTTCTACCATGGGCCGAATGCGCAGCACCTATATATGGTGGGGGAACAAGTGCTTTTTATAGTGAAGGTTCTGGTAAGACCGATGTAAGTGTAGATAAGGCTTTTAACGGGTAAATAATAATATGGCTGATACAGACGAACCACAAAATTTGGTATATACAGATGTCGTTAAAGAACTTGATGAACCATTGACAGAGTATAATGGTGGAACTGTTCCTAACCCCGATATGTGGTCATTAGCTTCTAAAAATTTAGATTCAAGACCTGTCCCGAAAGTTCCAGAAAAAATGAACGCATTGACACCACCAAAGTTTGGTGTCACAAATTCTGGATCATCTTATATATATGGTGTGGCTTCATCTTATGGGTATCCGGGAGATAGAGACAATGGGTTTAACTCTTTAGGTATGAAGCGTGGGACTCAACCATGGTATGGTGAATATCCGACAGTTGCTTTAAACCCAGAATATGCAAAAAAACTGGGTGTTGAGTTACCATCAAATAAAACCGGATCTTGGGATACTTCAAAATCCTATGTAACATTACATTATAATGGTAAAACAACCGTGGCAATTTATGATGAAACTGGAATGTATATTCATCCAAATGCTAAGAACAAGGCTGTCGATCTTACCCCAGAAGCATCAGAGGCTCTAGGAATTGATACTAAAACAAATGCTCTAGGTGTTGTGGTGGTTTCTGGAAAGAGTGATGCATCAGACTCTTATGATATACCGTCGGGTATTATACCGTTTGAAAATATTCCAACGGCTACTACCATATCAATGCCCAATTTTTCACCACAGACACCACCCACAGGACTTGATCCGACTATCGGTGGAACCGATGCACCGAAGGGTTCATTCTCGACCCCTATAGCTGGTGCAAAGGTTTGGGTATTTTTTCATGGTGGCGATACACAACGTCCAGTA